TGTGGCGCTGGCTTAAAAAGTACGACCCCCGTGAGGTGCAAAATGATTGAGGTACTACCAGAGGAAACAACATACGAGCAGTTGTTAAACCGAGTGCGATCGCTTGCCCGGCAGTTGGCAGAGGCGAAGGCAGCGCTGGCAGCTAGCGAGTCACGTGAGAACGATCTGATTGATCGGATTCGAGGTGGGTTATGAGAGTGGCCGCCTGCATAGCGGCGTTGCTGGGCCTAGCCAACACCCAAGGCGCTAACGTGATGATCGATCTGCGGCCGCAACCTAAAAAGATTAAGGTGCGCATCACTGGCTACTGGCCGGGTGAAGATGAGTGGTCGAGCCGCTACCAATCGAGCACTGGCACACGCCTGCGGGCTGGCCGTCACTGCGCCGTCGATCCCGACATCATCCCGCTGTGGAGCAAGATCCGCATCCTAAACGGTAAGCGGGAGTGGCTGGCGGTGGATACTGGCACGGCGGTTAAGAGCAAGAAGGCCAGCCGAGGCAAGCTACCGGTGGTGGATGTGTTTGCCGCTAGTGAACACCAATTTAAAGCAATGAAGTTGCCCAAAGTGGCGACGGTGGAGGTATGCAGGTGAGAACATCCAAGGCCACGATCATGAGCCGGCGGAAGCGGGCGCTTAGGAATGGCGATACTAGGCCAACGTTGCGGCGCCTGGGCTTGATTGCCACTAAGCTGAGGCACGACTTGTGCTTACCTAGCCACGCCTCGCTGGGCGCTGAGCTTGAATGTTCTTACAAGACCATAAGCCGGGACATGGATCTGCTGCGTGACTTCTTTGGCTATCCGCTGGAATACGACCGCAATAACTACGTGTGGAAACTGGCAGGGCCGCTGCCGAAGGCGGTGCTGTGAGCCTGCAGGATCTCCTCACTATGTTCTCCGCCCGCGTCATAGGCACCTACACGCCAGAGCAGTACGCCAACGCAGTCCTAACCGCGCGAGCTGATCGCATGCGGTGGGGAATGGGGCAGTGGTAGTTAAACAAAGCAAAAGGGAAAAAATGAAAAAACTAATATGGAATTGTTATAAAAGTGGAAAAGTAATTAAAGATAACTGCGGTCACGTTCAAATTACATGGAAAGATTTATTAAGGCGCAGAAATTTAGTTAAAGATTGGAAACAAAAAAATAAAGCTTTTGAGTTGCTTGGGGACATGACGCTTGAGGAATTGTCTACTTTTCCAGACAGAATCTGCTGGAAAGCTGTTTTGACTGAAATTGAGCCTGTCGGTGAATTTTACGCAATTCCTGTAGAGCAGTTAAGAACTGAAAGAGATTGCATAAGATGGACTCATCATTTGAGTTTTAAAAGTTGGATTAAGGAAACTAATTGGGATGCCGTTCTTTTGCGTTTTTGCGGTTATTGAATTTATGTCCGTAAAACGCATCACTTGGCAAATCGAAATCCTTGAGCGGGCGAAGAAAAGCCTAGCCGACGGCCGCGTAGTCGTAACCCGCTGCCGGCTGGATTTGGCACTGCACATAGCCAAGGAGATGCTTAAGCGGGCGCAGGTGTACCAGAAGCGGGACGCGGAGAAGAAAAAATGAGGGCGTTATCGTGGCTTCTATACTGGTTAGGAGACCTAGTTAGCAGGACGCTCTGCCGCTGGGGCTTGGCTGGATCGCTCTATCAGAATCTGATGCTCTGGTCGGTTGAATGCGACAAAGACTTTAACGTCTGGAAAGAGGTCAAACCCCGCAAAAAAAGGAGAAAACGCAAATGAGCATAGGTGAAATCAAATTCGGAAAATCACGACCCGACCGAATGAAATACGTAAAGGTGGATATTGAGATGAGCGACGAAACAGGCGACCAGCTCTATCGGCTTGGGTTAATCGCTTTAAAGCATGATCGGGAAGCGGTCATCGAGTACGTGTTTAAGAAGGCGCTACTAGAAATGTGCAAGCGGCGGTGATCGATCTGCCACCAGCTGCGCAGGCCGTCTACCACAACGGCGCACCAGAGGGCGCTCGCAATAACGAGCTGTTTCGCTTGGTACTGCAGTTTCGTGATCAGCAACTCTCGCAGTTTGATGCGGAGTGTGAGGCTGAATTGTGGGGCGATAAAAACGGGCTGACGCAAAAGGAGTGCGTGGCCGTAGTCAGGAGCGTCTACAATAAGCCGCCACGCGATCCTTGGCGGCCAAAAGCCAAGTACACCTACAAGCAGGGGGCGATTGTACGGGAGGATCTGCCGGTGCCGCCGATGCCTAAAAGCGTAGAGGCCCAGCCGGTTGAAAAATTCTTAGCCGAGGCTTTTGAATTGGGAGAAAGTATTAATATCTGTCGATCTATTAAGGACGGCGATCGCGAGAAGCCTGACGGTACTGGCGAGACTAGAAAACGTGAGGAGTGGTTAGAGCTTTACAAAGGAGACGGATTAAAAGAATGGCAGGGAACAGCCGTTGGCGTTTACGTATCAATCAATCCTAACAATGGAAGGGGCCGCAAGAGGGAGCATGTTACTAAATGGCGTCACGTCCTAATCGAATTTGATGAAAGCACCTTGGATGAGCAGTGGAAAATTATTAAAAAAAGCGGATTACCGACTACTTGCATTATAAAGAGCGGATCACGCAGTCTGCACGCATGGGTAAAAATTGACGCTGATAACGAGGCTGAATTTACTGAACGTGTTAATTTTATATTTAAGCACTTGGAGCACAGCAAAGTAGATTCTTCAACAAAGGATGCCGGCAGGTTGTCGCGTTTGCCCGGAGCAATGAGGACAGCCACAGGCAACCAGCAGGAACTAGTAGAATGTGGCACACCATCGATCTCATTCTTACAGTGGAAAGAGCGCATTTTGTTCGGCGATATACCCGATCCCTACAAGTGGGAAGATTTGCTTAATTTCAAAGAGACTGAAGATCCGACCCAGCTATTAGGCAAACGCTGGATTTGCCGTGGCGGCTCGGCGTTGTGGGTAGGTAGCAGTGGGCTTGGCAAGTCGGTGCTGTGCTTACAGGCCGCGATTACTTGGGCGATTGCTGAGTCATTCTTTGGAATCAACCCACACGGCGAGGGTTTGAAATCACTAATCATTCAAGCTGAGAACGATGAGGGAGACGTGGCCGAATCAATCCAAGGCGTATTTAAGGCGATGAACCTTACCGATAAGCAGAAGGAATTAGTTATGGCTAGGGTAACGATCGTGCGTGACTGCACCTCAACAGGAGAGAAGTTTGTTGATCGTGTTCGCCGCTTGGTCGAAAAGCATAAGCCTGACTTGGTCTGGATTGATCCCTTACTTGCGTTTATAGGCGGCGACCTTTCTAGCCAGGAGACGGCAAGTGCATTCCTGCGAAATATGCTTAATCCGCTATCTTTGTCGGCTGGGTTTGCGTGGATGCTGATTCATCACACCCCCAAACCAGTCAAGGAAGGCAACGGATACCAAGGCGCAGACAAAGCGTATAGCGGCTTTGGCTCAAGCGAGCTGACTAATTGGGCTAGGAGCGTATTAACCCTTGCGCCTTGTGGCGACGATGCCGAAGGAAAGCGGATTTACAGGCTTGAGGTAACCAAGCGCGGTAAACGGTCTAATCTTAATTGTAAGGGCATCATAGCGCAAAACGCAGTCCAGCCTCACGCCAATCTACGTCATAGCGATGTAGGGCTTGCGTGGATTGCTGCTAATGAGCCAGAACGCAAGACGGCTGGTAGACCGGAGATCGTGGTTAATTTTGACGATTACAAGCAAATCGTATCAAAAGGCATAAGTGCAGGTGATCTGCAAAGCTGCATCCGCAATAAGTCGAAAGTTGGTCACACTAAGAGCCGCGACTTGACGGCGGCTTGGGAGTCAGAGGGTCTGATTAAAAATACAGGCACTGAAAAAGCTAAAAAATACGTATTAAATGAGGATCAAAAATGAGCTTTAAAAGTCTATCACCACTTATTCAAACCTTATCACCGAAAATAGGTAGAACTCCTATTGATGGATATCCCCCCTTTAAGGGGATAACCATTGATAGGGTTCGTTGTTTCCATCCATTGACCATCGATCGGAGCGATTTTCAACCATTATGATAGATCAGGAAGCAATCGAACGTATCCCGGCGTCAATCCCTCACCCTTCTATGATCATAGATAGCCTGCA